CAATATCAAATCTAAAATAATCATCGTTATAAATTTTAACAGTTTCAAAAATCATTTCAGCTAGTGCTAAGTCTTGGAAAGGATAGACATCTACTTTTCTAACATCATTAACTTTAGTAGATTTTTTATCGTTTCCATGTACTTTACCTTCCCATTTTTCTACAGTCTCAGATTGTCTTTTAATCATCAAACATTCTGATTGGCTCAAAAAGTTATGAATGTTTTTAAACATCTCAGGCTTGGGATTGTTTGGTTGTTGTAAGTACATACTATCCTTCACATGCAATACATTCCACTTCATCAAGTTTGATACGTGGAACTTTTATATTAACGTTCTCTGCATTACGTGCAGCATTAGACCTGAAGTAATACAAAGACTTTAGTTTGTTTGCACCATACCAATGAACATCATTGACATACTGCATATATTCATCATGTACTTCTTGAGACTCTGTGGCTTTAGGAAGTGTGAAGAATAAATTCACGGATTGTGACTGGCAAATAAACTCTTGACGTTTGTATGCATGTTCAACCACCCATATCTGATTGATTTCATTAGCGGTTTTAAATATTTCTTTTTCATCATCCGTTAAAATATCTAGATGTTGAACAGAGCCATCCATACCTGCAATGTCTTTCCAAAGCTTGGTAAGTTCATCAGCTTTCAAACCTTTAGATTTAAGAAGCTTTTCTAAGTATCTGTTCTTGACTTGATACGATCCTGAAAGAGTTTTGTGCGTATAAACGTTAGCCCTGTATGGCTCAATCGAAGGAGACGTACCACCACAAATGATACTAGAAGAAGCGTTAGGAGCAACAGCCAAAAGATGAGCATTCCTAAGACCACTGCCACTAATATCAGGAGCCTCACCACGTTCTTCAGCGAGTCTATGAGAAGCCTCCACGGATTTGTTTTTAATATGCTGAAAAGCTTGATGGTTGAATCCCGTAGCGTAGATACTTTCAAAAGGGATGTTATTCTTTTGAAGATATGCATGGAATCCCATAGCTCCAAGACCCACCGACCTTTCTCGGTAAGCAGAGTAAGCAGCTTTTGTAAAGCCTTCCTGACCTTGTTTGATATGCTTTGTAAATCTTTTGAAGTTTGCATTATATTCTCCTAGCTGTGTTGTATCAATAGCATTATCTATAAAGTGTTGGATAATGTTATCTAACATTGTTATTAAATCATCTATGAACTGTTCGTTCTTTGACCACTTGTCAAAGTGTTCTAAGTTTACAGAAGATAAACAACACACTGCTGTTCTTTCATCGTTGGTCGGTAATGTAATCTCAGAACATAAATTACTTTGTTTGATTTCTAATCCTAAATCTTTTTGTTTCTGCGGTAAAGCCTCATTACATTTATCAAGATTTACAATGTAAGGCTCACCGGTTTCTGCTCTTGCTTGAATGATTTGAAACCATAAGTCACGAGCATTGACAGTCTTAATTGCTTCGTTTGTTTTAGGGTCAATCAGTCTCCAGTCGGCATCGTCTTCTACAGCTTTTAAAAATTCATTGGTTATATTAATACCGTTATGAAGATTTAAACATTTACGATTTATATCTCCTCCTGATTCTTTTCTTATGTTGATAAACTCTTCAATCTCAGGGTGCCATACATCAAGATAAAGAGCATAGCTTCCTCGTCTAGTTTTTCCTTGACTGAAAGCTAACATCTGAGAATCTACCCAGTGCATGAAAGGAATGGTACCAGTAGACTGACTACCGTGAGTAGTAGGTATGCCATTACTACGAACATCTCCCCAATATCCACCGATACCTCCACCAGAACTCGCCAACCAAATGTTTTCAGTAACATGAGCAGATAGCCCATGACGACTATCAGGAACATAATTGAGGAAACAGCTAATAGGAAGACCACGCTTCGTTCCCCCGTTACTAAGTATAGGGGTGCTAAACATAAACCAACAATCGGAGCTATAGTTGTATAGTCTCTGAGCAAGTTTAAAATCAGTGACTCCTTTGTAGGTTGCTCCGAAGACGGAGGCTCTTGCGAATGCTTCTTGGGCATAGGTTTCTCCTTCGATAAAATATCTACCCTGCAAAGTTTCAAGACTAAACTTGTCCAGTTGTTTTTCTTTATCGTAATTTATTTTAATTCCTAAATATTCTTTAGGTCCAACTTTGTCTTCTACCAACTTAGTCTCCTGTTCTAAAAAATCTTTTTACTTCATCATCGTGTATATGAAGCATTATTATACCATAATGTAATATCTTCATCAAGTCTTTTCTATTTTTACCATCTTTATTTCCATAGCGTTTAGCATACTTCATTATATTACCCATCGCAAAACCCTCGCCATGTCCGCTATCAATGATAACATCCGTTGCTTGATACTTATCTGATGCATAGTGTTCACCGTAAGTATTATTAATATAATCTGTAAGTTCTTGAATAAGTTTATCTTCATTAAATTTATAATTAATATTACTGCTCACTCTTCCATTCCTCCGGTAATGTTTCTTCACTAAACCACCTGAAACCGTTTGTCTCAGCCCATTCAGCGTGTGTTCGTTTTGTTTTATCTTGTCTTACTTTAGCACCCGGCATAGGTGAGTAAGGTTTTTGAAAAACAAACACCAACTCATAGTTGTCAGGTAAGGCATCTCTAATATGTATGTACTTACTGTACTCTGCATAATCCCAAAACCTGCCCTTTGCTTCTATGAGTATGACACTATCGTCAAACGTTCTAACAAAGTCAGCTTCATAGGTCTTAGGTATGACATACTTAATAGTATCCCAATGGTGTTTCCAGTCCTTGAGAAAATCTTGATGAAGATTATATTCCCAAACACTGTCATAACCTTTAGGTGCTTTCTTATCTTTTGGTCTAACCTTACGTGGTATTCTTTTCGGCATTATACTTTAAAATTAGGATTCTTTTTTACTTGTTTGTAAAACCATCTTAAACTATATGCACTCAATAAAAATCTATTGTTTGCAAACACATGGGTTTGTTCCGGTAAAAATTCTTGTAGATTATTTTTATTAATCTTTGAAGTGTCCTCGCCTTCCGGAACCATAGTCCTTAACCAATCTATTAAGCGTTGTTCGCCTATTCTTCTTAGCTGTTTAGCTTTTCGTCCATTCATTTGTAACCTCTATAACTTTTGGTTCACTTGGAACCTGTGTAAAATATCTTAAACCGTCTGAGTATTTAAACACTCGAAGTCCTTGTCCATTGTTAGCATCTTTGTGACATTCAAACTTATGTCTGCAATATGTACACTCACGAGGAAGTTTCATATTACCGGACTTGCCTTCAGGTATAGGATTATAACATAATTCAGGTGGAGTTTCAAGCTTAACAAGCTTTTTAATATCTGTAATTCTTTTTTTGATATTAGGCTTATCAAAATCATCAGGTCTGTAAAGCGTTAGCTCACCTGACTCTTTGTTAAGTGCTAAGAATCCACCGTTGTTTGTACCCTCTGCTGCTTCGTATCCTGCTAACTGAGCAAGATACCCAAACGTATCTTGTTCTGCTAGTGTACCATCTTTAAATTTCTTGAAGGCATAACTGGATGCAGTTTTAATATCAACAACTTCACCATCAATCACACAATCCATGTGACCTTTGATACCATTGACTTTAACTTCTTTCTGTTCGTTAGTTACTGTATGACCGGACAGTCTTATCAGAAACAAAACAATCTCCTCGAGCAAGTGCCCGTAGAGAAATTTGATAAAGACGTGAGCAGGTATGTTCTCTGATTGAGTATCTTCTGCTCTTGTATCGAACCACAGTTGACGAGACTTTCTACCTATGTTAGACATACGTAGTTTCTCATTACCACGTGGTTCAGGGTGTGACCAGTTGTAAAGAATCTCTTTCATGGATTCTCCAAACTGTTCAATAGTGTCCTTGTCTAGGTCAATGTGTTCACCTTTTCCCAAGACACTAATTTTATTATATATATCTTGGACTAAAGTGTCAAGTGTTTTTGTTTTTTTCTTCATGATTTTTTAAATATTGTATAGCTCTTTGTAA